GCAGCCTGCACAGCGTCGGTAGAGAGATAGAAAATGTTCATTTCTTGCTTTCGTGGTAACTCACATGTAGCAGCCAGAGAATTACTGTACCAATGTACGCCCACACACTTGCATCTGTCATGTTCAACAGAAGAAAGGCAATCAAAAGAGTCATCGCTTCCACTTCCTCAATGCTTGTTCACGATGGATTGGGTTTGCCTTTTGATAAAACACCTCACCATCAAGAAAGTCCATGCTGTGCTGAAACACACGAGCCGTTATGCCGGTGTATGTTTCGGTTCTAATTTCACCATTTGGAGTAGCAAAGCGAACCTTGCAATGTTGTGGACGCTTGATCTTAACCTCCAATCCAGGATAGGTCAAGCTAATTTCTTCAAGACGAATTTCCTGGTCGCTAGCCATCACAACACGTGGATTGAAGCACACAAAATTTTGAGGTGAGCCACGCATAGCCAGAATGCGATAAGGATATCCTACTTGAGGTGCTGAGACACACATTGCATTGTTGTCATACATGAACTTGACTAGCTGCTGAGAGAACTCAATGGGATCAAAGGGTGGGCTTGTAAAGTCAAATGGAACACTCTTCTTCTTAAGAGCTGGGTCTGTATGCTTCAACAGGTTCATTCTGCAATCCTACTAAATGACTTGGTTTTCACAAACTTGATTGTGTTTTCAAACTTATCATGCAACGTGTCTCTGTGCGAGATGATGAACACGTTGGAATCTTTGCTAATGTTCTGCAGAATCTTCAACAGATCATCAGCCGACTGACCATCCAGCGAGCTATCAAATACCTCGTCGAGGATCAGCAGGTTGGTACTCAGAGAGTTGCGCAGCTTGGCAACTGCGCGCCATGTGAACAGAATCGCAAGATCGATCTTCTGCTTCTCGCCCTCGCTGAACGAGGCATACGAGAACTGGTCACGGTAGCGAGACTTGATCACCTCGTTGAACTGCTCGTCCAGATTGAATTCAACGAACAGATCAAACTCACTCAGGTATTTGTTAATCAGCTTGTTAATCACCGGGATGTACTGGTTAACAATCCGTGTCTTGATGCCACCATCCTTAAGCAACAGCGAAGCAGCAAACAGCACTTGCTTATCATCCTGCAGCAAGTTGTAGCTATTAGACAGCACAGACAGCTCGTTTTCTAAGTCAACGACCTTAACATCTGACGTCTCTTTAGCTGTTTTCTTCGCTTCTTTCAGCTCTCTTAGCAAAGTGCTAAGTTGTTCATTCAACAGCTTAATTTTGAGTGCTTCGTGTGAGGCTTTGTTAAGTAGGTCATCTGCCTGGGATTCAATCTCCAGCAGCTCCTTCAGCTTGTCATTGTTGTCATTGTACGTCGCAACAAGCTTCTCAAGGCCAGCGGAGATCTCAGAGATTTCCGTGTTCCTTTTGTCAACAATCTCACAGCTGAAGTCGGTACTGATTGACTGCTTGCACGTAGGGCAGTTATCATGATTGTTGAAGAAGTCAACCTCACTAGCAAGCAGCTTTGTCTTGACCTCCATCTGCGAGCGAAGATCCTTGAGCTTGTCAAGGCGTCTCTTTATAGAATCAACATTCTCTAACCCCTGTCTAAGGGCAGTTGCTTGATCAATCAGATCAATCCGTGCTGTTGTAGTCTCATCAATCTTGCTCTCAACATCCTTCACAGCCTGCATCTTTTCACGAACAAACTGCTCGTTCTTAGACTGGATCTCCTTGAGATGCTCCTTGACCATCTTGATTTTGGCTTCAACAATCTTGCGCTCGTTATCGTTAACTTGCAGCTGATTGGCGTTGTCCTGCACCTTTTCCTTCAACAGAGTGTTCATTGTAGTGAACACTTGCAGGTCTAGCAGGTCCTCAATGATTGAGCGGCGCTGTGCAGCAGGAAGCTGCATGAACGGCACAAAAGACGCAGATCCAAGAATGACAACCTGGCAGAAAGACTTGTAGTTGATCTTCAAGATGCTCTTTTCTAGAACCTCTTGATAGTCTCTCATCTCTGCAGATTGGTTCAGCAGTACGCCGTTGCAGTACACCTCAAACACATTAGGCTTGATGCCACGCACGATCTTGTAGTGGTTAGACTGGATGGAGAACTCAATCTCAGCCACAAGCTCCTTGCGAGTAATTGTGTTGACCAGCTGCGGCTTGTTGATGTTACGGAAAGTCTTGCCAAACAAAGAGAAGGTGATGGCGTCCAGGATAGTGGACTTGCCAGCACCGTTCTCACCAACGATCAGCGTGGTACCCTTGTTTGACAGGTCAACCTCCGTAAAGAGGTTCCCTGTACTTAAAAAATTCTTCCAACGAACAGCCTTAAAGTGAATCATTCTACAGTCAAAGCCTGATTGTAAAGGTCCACAATCACACGCTCCAGCTTCTCCTTGTTGAGGTTGGGTGTGCTGACCTGATTGATGTGTTTCATAAAGATGCTCAATGTGCTTTCAGCTTCACTTACGATGTCATCATCATCCTCGAGATTGAGATTTAGATGGTCATCGACGATCTGCATGTTGAGGACGCCAACCTTCTCAATCTCAGCACAGAACTTATCAAACCAGAACGGGTTTGTCTTGTTCTTGACAACAACCTTGACGTTGGTGCCCTTGTGCTTGGTAAAGTCATAGGCTAGCAGGTCTTGGAGAGATGCGCCAGCATCGTCGTACCAACACTTGCTGAACATCATATAAGGATTCTCAATGAAAGTCAATTCTTTTGTTTCTAGATCGAGCAGGTGGAATCCCCGAGGATCATCATAATCACTCCAAGTGAACTGCCCATGTGAACCAACATATACGATATTGCTAGCAATAGAGCGATGGTGGAAATGCCCAGAAAGAACGCAGTCAAACCTATCAAATATCGCCCGATCTTCGCCATGTGAACACAAACTCCCTCTAAACATCTCAAAGCCCTGTAGCTCCAGATGCCCCATACAGATTGTTGAATTGGACTTGCTAATCATCTCCATCGTATGCTGCTTGTTATCAGCACAGATCCAGGGTACAAACAACACACCAGTGCCATGCAGCTGCACTTCCGTGGCATCCTGGTAGAATGTCACAGATTCATCACAGATCTCCTGCACAGCGTTGACAGAGTTTGTATTCTTGTAATACACATCGTGGTTGCCAAGGATCAGGTGGAGGTCGAGTCCACGCTGCTTGATTGGCTCGAGAAAGTCCTGCCTAAGACGATTGGCTGTCTGGATGTTGATGTACTTGCGACGATCAACGAGATCACCCAGGTGCACAATAGTCTGCACACCGTGCTTCTGAATCTCTGGGAAGAACACGTTGTCAAGGAATTTCTTCGACATGTCCATGAAGCTGAGACTGTCGTTACGAACCCCGTAGTGGGTATCAGAAATTACGGCGACTTTCATTATCGGCGCTTCTTGGTGTTCTTCTGTTCTAGAACAACCTCGCAGAACCTCTTTATAGCCTCAATCCGCTGGGTGTAGTTGTCACGCACGTTCTGGTTGTTGTGTTCGTCCAGCATCTTCTCTGCACAATCAATTACCACCTGTGGTACTAGGTGTTGTTGGTTCATCACCATTCTCCTGTTCAATAACAAACTTCTCAATCCCCACTATACCAGTTCTCTTTGTCTTTGTCAACTTCTTTTCAAAGCTGTCAATGATCTCATCAGAGAGCTGGTTAGACTTTGTGTGAATAAGGCTGTTGCCATCCCCATAGTTGTGCTCGTCTAGCTCACCCGAGACAAAGGAGTTTTGCATGTTCTTGTGCTTGATGTACTGCTGCTTCTTCTCCTTTGTGATTCTTCGGATGAATGCATTCCAGGCAATCTGTGTGAAGTAGGCAAAGGGATTGTTTGATTTGTCAGGGTCAAAGCCATGGACTGACACAATGCAGTTCTCTATGCCATCAGCAATCATCTCATCTCGGAACGAGTAGCCTATGAAGTTGGGCTTCGTAGAGAGCTTGTTGCAGATAGCCAGAATGCACTCACCAATGTAGTTGGGTACGCGCGCGTTGGGGTCTTCCTTCAACTTATTCTTATAAACAACGATTGCCTCATAGAAGTCTTTGTTGTTTACATAGTGACGCTTGGCCTTGTGTGTCATAGCGCTTGACTTCTCCATGAATGTAGGTATAATCACTTTTGTGTTAATGATAATGCTAAACTAGATCAACTGTATATGTCCGATATGGGAACTTCTCCTCGTTGTAGATCTTGATTCGTTCAACAAAGTGGAGAATCGTGTGGTTCTTCTTCTGCTTCCAGCTGAGATCGTCTGCAATGTCATACAACGTTGCATTTGTCTTGTTGTCAGAAGTTCTCAAACCACGACCAATGGACTGCAAGTTTCTCACCCTGGACTTTGAAGGACTAGCAAATATAACGTTATGCAGATTGCGAATGTTAATACCGGTGCTCGAAGTTCCGTAGCTAGCGACGACAATAGCATTCTGCTCTGTCTCAATGATTTTTCTAATCTCTTCACGTTTCTCTCCATCGATAGACCCAGATATAAAAAAGACCTTGCGATCTACAGCTTCCTGTGATATAAGGTCGTAGAGGATCTTGCCATGCTTTTCAACAAATTGAAACAACAACAGAGTGTTGCCATTCAAAGACAAGGCAAGATTCTTAATGAATCGGTTTCTTGCGTTGTTTCTAACCAACCAGTCAATCTCTGTCTGGTAGTCAGCACCAGCCATGAGCTTTCTGATGTCATCTTGATACTTTAGTATTATAGCCTTAATTTGAAAATTAGCAAGATGTTTTTGCTCGATGAGATCCGCAGTTGTCGTGATTTTTCTGACGGGACCAAACAGACCCTCCAGCACCAACTTGTGGGTTTGTGTGCCATCCAGCGTACCAGTGAATCCAAACCTGTGTTTGCACTTGGTCATCTTGCTCATGATTGATGTTAGAGACTTGGCCTTGAACAGATGTGCTTCGTCACCAATCACAACATCAAACTGATCAAACCAAGCCTTGGGCATCTTGTAGATTGACTGCCAAGTTGAGATTACAAAAGGCTTGTTCGATGCTTTCTCTTCACCAGACATGATCTTGTGAGTCATGCCTTCTGGCAAACCATAGTCCTCAAAGTCGGAGGCCATCTGATGTACGAGCGATGTAGTAGGAACAATTACCAATGTCTTAGAACGATACCAGCAGGCAATCAGGTAGATAATTAGAGACTTGCCCGATCCAGTGGGAGAGAGCAACACACCTCTTCTCTTCCTAACAGCATGTACAAAGGCTTCAATCTGATAGTCTCTTGGCTGGTGCTTGGGGCCAAGCCTCTCGATGAACTTCTTTGCTTCAATCAGAGAGAACTCTGAGTCGGCAAATGGACCCTCATACTCAATCTCATATTGGCGGCTCTTGCAGAACTGCTCCAGATGCTGGGAAAGCCCGCTGTACAGCAGGTTGGTTAAAGGATTGAATATCCGGATCTTGCCATCCCAAACTTTGTTGCGGTAGGCAGGCATAAACTTGGCACCAGGTACATCAAACGTGAAAAAGTCTGCGATCTCCATGGCAACGCCAGGATTGCAGACTATCTTGTTGTAAACCTCGTCGCTGTGTCTTACAATGATCTTATCCATCAGTTACCCATAGTGAATTTCACAAAGTCGATTGCATTCTTTATTATGTAGCCTCTGTTGTTTAGCGACTTGATGATTGACTCTAGGAACTCAACCTTCTCTTGCTGAACACCAATCTTGAGCGATAACTCAACCATGTCCTTGTCACTGTCGAGGTACATTGGCAGGTCGGTCTTGAGAATCATTCCACGAGCAGGAAGCTCCCAGCCTCTGTCCTTAGATTCCTTTGTATGTCCCTGGCTGTAGAACTCATACTTGTCGAGCTTGAGTGTTTTCATCTCAGCTTCAAGCTTCCTTAGAGCAGTGCGCTCTGCTACAAAGTACATGTAGTACTTGTGATGTAGCTTTGGGATCTTTAGACTTTCATTAGCAAGATCGGTCCTGTCAATCTCACTGTCTTTGTTCCACTCGTTGAAAAGCTCTTCAAACTTCATTGTCACGTCCATTATGTGAGATGTCTATCAATAGGTCACTATAACACAAAAATGGGAAATGTCAACGCGCAAAAACTGTAGGGAAACCTGAAGTTATGATGTTGTCGGACGTGTACTCATCACCGATCCGACCGATCCCTTGACCGTTGGCAAAGACCGTGGATGACGAGGAGGAGAGAGTCGACAAATCCGGAGCGCATCCCTGAGCGAGGTGAAACGCAACCATGTCGCCTCGCTTTACCACCGGCACACCGCCAACAAAGACTGTAGATGAACCAGAACCTGTTGATGTTCTTACGGGTGCTCTGCATGCTCGACCAGTACCGGTACGAGAGAACACTGAATCCGCGCCGTTGGCTCTTGCTACTGCTGGCATTACAAACTCCCTGCTGCTAATACGGCTCTGAATTGACTTATGCCTGAATTCCAATCGTAGTACACGTACTGACCAAATGTCCTTATTGCTTCAGATGCAGCGCCTTGGTTGGCTGTAAATGAAAATGCAATGGGGTAGAAATAGAACAATACGCTGTAAGGGACCCACCTGTAAAGTGCAAGATATTCGGGCAAGTTGGAGCTAGTAGAAACATTTTCAATGAGCTCAAATGATCCATCGGGAAGAATTTCAGGTGTAACAAATGAATAGGTTGAGACAAACTCTGCTGTTATTGTCCCAGACAAGCGTATCTGATAGTTCAGTGGATTTGGATTAAGCACTGTGAATGTGACACCCGTGTTGTTGGGTGTCTCGGAAAGAACAGAGGTTATAGGTTCAGGTATAAGGACAGGATCTTCCCCTCCCGTCCCTGCATCTAGATACAGAAAAAGATTTAGGTCTAAAATGTACGGCCGACCAATCATAGAGGAAGGAAGCAGGTTTGGAGACGCACCACCTTCCTCTGAAAAATACAAGTCACCCGGTATAACGGGTACGTTCACTGGGATCTGAGTAATTACTAGACTATAACTCATGCTAGAACTTTAGTGATGTCGTATATCGTGTACCGGAACGTAGCCGACGCTTCAATGTAGTCAATGTCTTCATCAGTTGTGGAGAAGTCAATCCCGGACAATCTAGTTGGAAAGGCGTCTTTGAACACTACTTCGTAGTTAGCATTCCTGTTGCTAGTTAGGATCATGAGCGATATGTCAGATCTTATTGAATTGCCAGAGATTGTGGACTGAGATGCAATCGACTTGTACTCGTTGAACGATCTCTTGCCTAGAGCTCTGACCCACTCATGTATCTCCATGTAGTTCTTCAAGTCTTCATCTACCTTAAACGACACTTCCAGCTCATCGTATTGCAAATGATCACCAGGGTAAGGCACACGGATCAGTGGATTGTTGACATCAACATCTGGGAGACTGAGACCAGGAAGATTGACTTTCTGAACGAAAAAATTGACATGTGGAGCACGCTTTAGTTGAAATCTAAAGTTTAGTGGCGAGAGAAAGTTTCTGTTAGTTACTGGTGTCTCTGTCATTGTTTGCTCCATCAACTACCACTATTTATACAAAAAAAGGGGGCCAATTTGGCCCCCAGGTTGTGTTGTGACTTGCTAATCACTTTATAGGCTCTCAGTTAGTGCTGTCTGAGATTCAATCTTATTTATACAGTCTGAAGTCTTAACAGTTTTCTTTGCGCAAATGTATCTCTGGTCTTTTGCTTAGATTCCTCGGTTCTAGGAGGCCTCTTCTTTGCACCTTCTGTCAGCGCCAGCCTCTGCTTTGCTGCCCACTCTGGATCGGACCACTTGGACTTGAGTCTATCTGCTGAGAGCTGTGCTTGTTCCTTGAGCGTCATCTTCTGCTTTGGTTCAGCTCTCTTACGTGTGCCGTTTGACCACTGCTCTTTCATGCGGATTGAATTTTCTGCTTTCCACTCGTCTGTGTGGGGTTTCTTTTTAATCGCTCGCAATGCTGCTCTATGTTCTTCAGATATACCACCTCGCTCAGCAAACTTCTTTTTCTTTGCCTCTGAAATAGCTTTAGCCTTTTCAGGTGAGCAAGGACCCATCTTCTTACCCTTCTTTTTAAAACTAATTTTTTCACCGATTGTTTTAATTTTTTCCGGATGTTGGTACCAAGGATCTTTAACACTAATAGAGAGATTGTAATACCTAGGATTGTTGTTAGCAGGCTTGATCTCTGATATATTAATCATATTTAACCACCACTGTTCCTCAACAAAGAGCTCTTTCCGATCTTGTATTCCTCGAACCAAAACTCTGCGCTTGAAGTCCTCGGGGCGTATCCTGTACGCATCCCTCATCCACTTTGATGAGCAAATATAACCGTCAGATTCTGACCCCCAATGAGAACCAATGTAGTAACGCTTGTGCTTGCGATCAAACCACAGATAAATGAATCCCGTTTTTGACATAAAAAAACCCCCAGAATTGCTCCTGGGGGTATTTAGCGCCTGAAAGATTAGGTTGATGACTATCGGCTAACCATAAAAGGAATAGCCGATAGTCAAAAATCGCCTCCTACATGAGGTTTGTTACAATCACGCGACGATAGTAAACGTTCGTGTTGATTGCAAGTGCACCGTTGCCCTGTGTTAGACCCTGAGCAAATGGGTTGGCTACCATACCATAACGAGTCTTGAAGCCAATCTTTGGTTGGAATGTTGACTGGTCAACAGCGCGGACCATCTGCAGAGGAACATATGGGCAGTAGAACAGACCAGCATCAAATGCAGAAGAACCCTTATAACCAACGGTCAGGTAGTTACCGCCGATTGCATATGGGTCGATATAAACCTTCAGGCGACCATTCAGAACACCAGCGAAGGTGTTGCCTGTGTCGTCAACCTGTAGGTTGTTTGAGTTAAGAGCAGGAGCGTAGTCAAGAACACCAGCCATCTGCAGAGCCGAAGCAACGTCGGACGAGCAGATAACGATGTTACCCTTGCCACGACGAGTTTGCTTGGCGATCTGGTTGGCTTCACGCTCTAGCTGGAACATCAGGCCCTTGAACTTCTCAACTGACCAACGGCCGTTTGAGTCTGTGTCAAGGTCAAAGATGCCTGCAGTTGTTACATTGTCCTGGGCACCAGGAACAGCTGTAATGTTGATTGTGCGAACAACTTCGCGGTTGATCTCAGCAAGGATCTCAGCCGAAAGAATGTTGGCCAGCTCTGTCTCAGCATCCAGGCCGTGAATTGCCTTGAGGTCCTGAGCCAGTTCCATGGTGTACTCAGCCTTGAGGGCACGTGACTTAGCTGTCACTGTAACCTTCTCAATTGAGAAGCCCATCTGAGCAAATGCAGCGTTGGCATCTGTTCCAAGAACTTCAGCCTGAGCTGTCGACATACCTGTGCCGGTGTTATAAGCGTTAACAGCTGTCAGAGGAGTTGTGTTGGAGTCACCTGGGATTGTACCAACAAACTTCTGACCAAATGCGTTTGCACCCGATACAACAGATGAGAATGCAGTGTCGACTTCATTGTAGAAAGCCTCACCACCAGCTCTTGTGTTACCAATGGCAGATGTGTTGCCAACGGCAGCTGAGTTACCATAGCGTGAACGCATGGCAAAGATCAGGCCTGTTGGGCCAGTCATTGGCTGCGTACCAGCAATGTCGTATGCAATCAGGTTTGGCATTGCACGGCGAACCAGGCTGATCAGCACTGGGTCAAACGTGTCGATTGGGCCTGCACCGGCTGTTGAGCTAGAAGCGCCCATGCCGTTGAAAGCGCCAAGTGATGCAGTCTCAGATAGAGTCTGGAACGAACCATGAGCTGTTGCTTCACGGAGTGCCTCAAGAACAACAGCTGTTACTGAGCGGCGATGAGCGTCCTTGATCGCTGGCAGATCTTCATGCTCAAGAATTGGCGCCCACTTCTTCTGTACTTCTTCCTTTAGAAACATGTTTTATTCCCTTTCTGTAGGTTTTATGTATTTATAAAAAATTACTTCTTAATGGTTCTTGAGATTGCCTGAACGTATCTATTGACCTGTGGGTCATGAGACACAGTCTTCTCGCCAACATCACCTTCGAATGTTTCTTCTTCAATGTAAGAAGTCTGAGGCTTTGTTGCAGGAAAGTAGGTTTCCTTTACAACAGAAAGCTTCTTCTTATAGACATCGAGGTCGCCTTCATAATCGACTCCTTCTGCCAATGTAAGAAACTTCTCTGACTGAGAAAGAGTTAGACCCTCTGCGATTTCAGCAACAGCTTCCTGTCTCGCTGACTCCATAACGGCACTCATCAGCTCAGCATTTTCATTGATTGCCTCGTCGAGAGCAGCTTCGAGCTTTTCAACCTTAGCTGCTAGCTCCTCGACAACGTCAATCTTTTCCTCTGGCATCTCGATATAATGCTCAGCGAAAAGGTTCTTAAGACCACCAATGAACTCTTCCATGATTTCGTTGCGGAGTGAAGACTCGATAGCTACTTCGTTCTCCTTCATCCAGTTCTCTACAACGTAATCAAGATAATTGTCTAGATTGCCTTCAATTTCTTTTACAATTGAAGTTACTTCTTCTTCGAGGCGATTTTCATATTCTTCCTCTAGGCGTGCAATCTCAACTACTGCACGTGCGTTTACTGCAGCTTC